ACTTCGGTCTATCCCGCAATCTACGGTGGCATCGGAAACCGCGCCGGGAAGAAGTGTTTGATCTTCATCACAGTGCCGGAGGAGGACGTCGATGACTGGGACGATTGCGAGCGGTGGCTTGAGATCGACGATTACAACGACTTCTGGCGTCCGTGGTCATCGTGCCCCACCGAGGAACAGAGGGAGGCGACGAAATGGAGCTGACGCGAGAGCAGGCAATCGCCAAGCTGGAAGCGCTGGTCGAATCAGTCGTTGACCGGGAAATGATAGACGAGACCTGTCACGAGGTCATCGGGTATCTGAAAGTGCAGGAGCCAGTGGAGCCGTTGAGAATCAACCACGACACGAAATGGCAGCGAGATATCGATTGTTTATGTGGGGAGTGTGGCGGTTCGTTCTATCGGCTGAAAGTGAATTTTTGTCCGTGGTGCGGTTTATGTGGGGAGTGTGGCGGTTCGTTCTATCGGCTGAAAGTGAATTTTTGTCCGTGGTGCGGAAAGGAGGTGAAGTGGCAATGATGGTCAGGGAGGCGCTTTTGACATTAAACGCCAATGTCGTGGTTGCCTGTGAACGAGCTGGATATGACTCGGCGACGGTAAAGATGATTGAGGATGCATTGGACACCATCGAGGATGCGCTTCAAGCAGGGGAGCCGAGGGTGATGACGCTGGAAGAAGTCAAGGCTCTGCAACCCGATACGGATATATGGATAGAGGTTAGATATTTGAACGCTCCGATCAGAATTAGGGCTTGTACGGTATCTGGTTTTTCTCCAGGTGGCACAAGACTTTTTATAATCGGCGGCGCGCATAATTACCCAATGGATATGTATAACAATTATTTTCGCTGCTGGACATCCCGCCCGACCGACAAGCAGCGCAAGGAGGTAGCATGGAATGAGTGATCTCAGAGTGTTCACAAAGAGGCTTGAACAGGCGATCATGGAGGTCGAACAGGAGCCGGGAAAAAGGGCTGTGAGAACAGGATTCCTCCGTGAAATCCTCACATTCCTCAAAGGTTTGGAACCGAGGAAGATGTCGCTCGATGAAGTGCTGGCCTCAAAGAGCAAGCCCGTCTATGTGATTTGTAAGGAACGCTTGGACGGCTACGCACTCGTCAGCGGAGAAGTCAGTGGCCGTGTGGCCCTCACATATCCCGGAACGCCCGAAGGGAAGGATTGCATGCTCTGGCCGATCAAGGCCGGGTATGGTTCGTTCTGGGAGTGCTGGACAGCGCCGCCGCGAAAGGCAGCATCATCATGGGAAATCCCATATTCGGAATCGTTCTGCATGCGGGAGGGAGACCGCGTGATATGGAACGATAAAACCTATGTAGTCGCAGAAAACAAGGGAGCTGACAGACATGGCACAGGTCATATCGTACTCGTCGCAGAAAGCGAGGTGAACCAAGATGGGAGAAGTTAGAATCAACCTCAATGCAAGCGTGCGCTTCAAGCTCACGGACGCTGGTCTTGAGATGTATCGCCGCCAGTACGACGATGTGATCAGTCTCTATCCGCAGATCGGATTGAAGCGACCAGAGCCGAAGCTGGATTCCGAAGGGTTTGTCTCGATGCAGCTGCATCAATTCATGTCGGTCTTTGGGCCGCACTTGATTCCCGGCAAGCCTGTACCGATAGAAAGGCTTGAAATCATCTATGATGAACCCGTAGCACCCAGATTGATGACTTTGGAGGAAGTTGCCGGTCGGGTGGCGCTGGAACAAGAGACCGTCCTTTACATGGAGTTTGGATATAACTCGACACGCGAGGGAACGGTGATCGGTTTGGTTCCGAAGTACATCTTTTTCGATGACGAGTATGGCTTGTCATGGGACATCTGTGAGGGGCCAGATCAAGGAAAACGAGACGGTGTAAACCTCTATGAGTACAACGATATATGGCGCTGTTGGACACTGAGGCCAACGGATGGCAAGCAAAATGAGGTGTTCCAAGTGCGGAGGCAGGCTCGTTTACGAAGAATTTTTTCAGCGTGGACGAGTGTACAACGTCCTCCCGGACGGAACCATTGGCAAGAAGTTTAAGTATATGGATTACTGCGGCGACGATGATGCCAGCGTGGTTTATTGTAAGTCCTGCGGAGATAACAAGGCGTTTCACTTAGAAGATGACTATAGCAAGGTCGTCGTGGAAGACGAGCCGGAGGAAGATGAATGGCAATAAGCAAGAAAGTCCGCGAGGCGATCTATGCGAAGTATGACGGCCACTGTGCCTACTGTGGCCGTGAGATCGCCTACAAGGATATGCAGGTCGATCACTTCATTCCGAAGCGCGGGTGGAATGAGAGCGGGTCGGACGACAAGGAGAACCTCATGCCGTCCTGCCGGATGTGCAATCACTACAAGCGAGCGCACAGCTTGGAACTGTTCAGGACGTTCATCGCGGAGATTCCGAGGAAGTTGCGCACCAACTACATCTACAAGATCGGTGTGGTGTATGGCAACGTGATCGAGGCAGAGAAGCCCATCAAGTTCTACTTCGAGCAGCACGAGGAGGCGACGCACGATGCTTGAACGGAAGGTCATTATTAAGAGCCTGCTGAATCAGGCGCGAGAGAAAACGCTGGAATATGGTGACGGCGACATCGTCACCAACGATGCAAAAGTTCTCCGTGAAGCCGCCCAGATGTTGAACGCCGACGCCGATCTCCGCGACACGTTGGAAGTGGCGATTCGCGCCAACGAGGAGGCCCGGAAGAAGGCGGAACCAGCGCTGATTATCAACCGGGACGGCTGGCCGGACGGGAGCCGCGACACAGTGTCCGGAAATTGCCCGGTGTGTGGGAACCTGCTGACGTGTATCACGCCGCGCTACTGCAACGAAATGGGCTTCTACTGTAGCCTGTGCGGGCAGCGCATCAAGTTTGTGTAGCAAGGAGGCGGTAGTGTGGCGGTGATTCTATCCTTCCTTCACAGGCTCTTTTGTCGGCACACCTATGGCCTCGTGCGCTGGCATTGGACGCACTGGCGAAATGGCAACGAGCCTTCACGCATCGAGGCGGAGTATAGGTGCTCAAAGTGCGGGAAGCTGATGTATGTCTACCCGGAGCGTGGCAGCGAGTTGGAGGAGTTCTTTGTCCTGAAACGATATAACTGGAACAGGTGGTGATCGTGTGGAGCATCTCATGGAAATCTGCATGAGGATAGTGATGGTCGTCGGTATGCTGTGCTTGGTCGCTCTTTTCGTCGAGCTGATCGTGTGGGCGATTCGGTCGATTGTCCGCAATGTGACCGACATTCGCTATGCGTCAAAGGTCAAATACTACCTCGAAGACGGACATCGGCGCATCGCCGAATACGAGGCGAGAATCAGGAAGCTGGAAGACGAGATGTCGGAACGGAGAAAGAAGGAGCATTGATATGCAGGCTAAAAAGTGTGATGCATGTGGCAAATTGTATGAATGCTATCACCCTAAAAGCGGACATGGTCTCGGATTGTCAAACGGTATAATTCTGGTAGATTTTAAAAACACGGGAAAAGATTCTTACACCAAAAATCAATCGTTTGACCTATGCACTTCTTGTATGGCTGATTTAGTACAGTCTATCGCTAATAAGGGTGGTGTTATTGATGAAAAGAAGCACTACTGGTAAGGTGGAAGGAGGCAAAGAATGAGGTACAAGCCGATCACCCAGCAGCAGTTTGACAGGATGGCGCACCAGATCATGGAGTATCTCGCGGACATCAGGCCGGTCTATGGCTCCAACGATGGCGGCGAGGGCAAGGGCCGGATATTCTACAATGAAGATCGCCTCTATACCGTCCACAATCTTGAGGACGGCATCGTGTCGATGGTCTACGCGAACAGCCCGCGTGAGGCCAAGGAAAAGGTCGAGGCCAGCAGGAAAGGAGCGAATCAGAATGTTTGAGCCGGGAGATAGGGTCAAGATCACCAACACCGAAGGAGAGTTCACGCCGGAAGAACTGGCGAAGGAATGGACGGTCATCAGCTACCCATGGAAGTGCTGGCAGGCGCAGATGGTGACTGTTGGCGACGAGAACGGATTGGAGAAGGCCGTCAACATCAACGACCTGTCGAAGGTCGAGCAGCCTTCCGAGGAATCTGGCCATGGGTGCAACAAGGACTACTGCGACATTCGGTAGGTGTGCCGGGATGGATGTAAGCAAGTGGAAGTATGAGGGCAGCGTGAGGCAGCGCTTCGGCGTTGGCCGCAGCGCCCACTACAAGGAACAGTGGATATGGAAGTGTAGGGTCTGCGGGCACACCGTCAGACGGCACGCAGGAAACCGAAGTATGCCGAGAGAGGCCTGCCTGGTCTGCTTCTTTAAGGAACCGGCAGGCAAGCCGGAGGAGGGCTGAATATGGATGGAATGGTGATGCAGGGGATTCTCGCCGAGAGTAACAAGCTGCGCGAGCTGATTCTTGAGCACCCGGATTATTTGATCGCGGTCGTTGCCGGGGAGGAGGCGAACAACGGCGATTTCACGTGGGCTTTCTGCTCCAAGATCGACGTCAGCGTCGGGAAGTTCCTGAACGTCAAGACGCCGTATGATCGCAAGAGCGGCATTGTGTTCAGCGACGAGGACGACTTCGAGGAGGAGATTCAGTCCGTCCTCGAAGACGACCCGAAGTGCAAGGGCATGACCGACGAGGAGTTCTTTGCGCTGGTGAAGGCCGAGAAGGAGAAGTACGCCGGGGAGTGGAAAGACGTGATCTTCATCCACGCGGACAATTAGGCACCCGGACAAAAGCACGAAAGGACAGGACTATTGAGATATGGCACAAACTATTGAAGCCGGAACCAACGACGTCTACCTGATCGGGGTCGTGGAGCAGGAGCCGATCTTCGTGTACAACGAGCGAGGCTACCGCATGTTCGAGGGCTTGCTGGAAGTGGAGCGCCGGTCTGGCGAGGTCGATCATCTGCCCTTCGTCGGTGACGAGGATATGATCGGCGAGCTGGCCTTCGGCGAGCGCGTCGCCATTGGCGGCATGATGCATCACCGAGATCGTGGCAGCTACCCAGAGACCAAGAACCGAACCGCGGTATTCGTTTTGAGCATCAGCTATGCACCGGCGAACTGGCCCGCCCAGAACAGCGTCAAGCTGTCCGGACACATCTGCCGCCCGACCAACTTCCGGGTGACGCCGAGAGGCCGAGAGCTGTGCGAGCTGACGGTGGCCGTGCCGAGAGGAAACGGCCATCAGGATTACATCGTCTGCATCGCGTGGAACGATTGCGCCCGGAGCGCCCGGAGCATGACGGTCGGGCAGGCCGTGAGCGTGACGGGGCGCTTCCAGTCGCGGGAATACAGGAAGAACGTCGGCGGCACCTACGAGACGCGGGTGACGCATGAGGTGTCGCTCGATTCCCTCCAATAAATTCTTTGGTTTTTCTTTTGATTTATTGCATTTTGCCCCTTGACAAAAGGCAATAAATATGCTAATATATACTTGTTGAGAGGGAAACCGATCAACGGTAACCCAAGAGGCAGGACGGAAGGAGGCAGGAGGACGTTGAAAGAAGGAACCCGGATGACCGACGATCAAGCAAAGCGGGCCGACTACGAAGCACGACTGGATGAACTCGACAGGGTTGAGGACATGAACACCTACGAAGAAGTCCTTGAGTACATCAAGGCACGAAAAAAGGAGCTTAGAGAACGGCTGGACACCATCTAAGCCCCACGGTTAAGTCAGGAGGCGGTTAAACCTGCCGACCGCCTCCATTCTACCACAGCGGCAGGTTGGACGTCAAGTGGAGGAGGCAAAATCTTATGACAAACGCTCTATTGGCGTCAAGCATAGGTAACAGATTTCTTCGGGGAAGCTGTCAAGGAAAAGGGTGGAGATTTTCCGGCAGGGAGACATAATGTAACGTACAGCCCTATGCAGCCGGAAAATACAACCCGGCCTTGACAGCGTCGCCAAGTGATACAATGTTGCCAGGGCGGCGTCAGCCGGCCTTGTGTGCCATTACATCACCGCCAGGTAATCCGCGAGCACCTGATTGGGAGAGCGAAGCCCCAGGCAGTGCTTGATGTAGTCATTGGATTTCTTCTGGTAGACCGCCAGCTGCTTTTTGCCATCCTCCAGGCTGTACATCCGCAGGCGGTCATAGAACCGCTGCTGGTCGATGCGGTGCTGGCGTTCCACCTTTCCATTATGGCGGGGTGTAGCGATACGGATGCGGTGATAGAGGATACCGTACTCCTTCAGCTTGAGTTCAAACAGGCTCTTGTCGTTCGGGTCGTTGGAGATCAACGCCTTGGTGAACTCCGTGCCGTTGTCCGTCTGAATCTCACGAATCGGGAAGGGACAGCGCTGGATCAACTCAATCAGAAACGCTTCTGCACTGTAGGTGCTGTGCTCGTCGTACATCTGCCGATAGGTCCACCGGGTGCACTCGTCCACAGCCGTGAACTGGTAGTACTTCCTGCCATCCGCTATGCACGCCTCCGGGACAAACTTCACGTCCACCTGCACCTTTTGCCCCGGATACTCCGCCCGCTGGTACGGCTTGTTCTTCCGTGCTTTGCGCCGCTTGTTTCCCTTCGCTGCTTTCAGCTTGGCGACCATCCGTTTGAATCCGCCGTAGCTTCGCGTATACCCGTACTTCTCCCGCAGCTCCTGATAGGCCAGTATCAGGTCTTCCCAGTGATGCTTCTTTGCGAGCCGACGGATTTGCCGTATCTCCTCCGGCGTATGCGCCCGCGGCGATCTGTGCGGCCGTCGGCTCCGCTCCACCAGGCTTTGCCACGTCCCGTCATACCGCTTCAGCCACTTGTACAGCGTCTTTCGGCTGATCTTGTACCGTATCGCTGTTTCTGTACCGTTCCCGTGCTTCAGATAATACTCCAGAAAACGTTGACGCGCATGTGCTTCTTGTGTTATCCTGTTCATGCAGAGAGCCTTTCCTGTGATAGTTGTTGGTGTGGTAACCTTATTCTATCACTTGGCTCTCTGTTTTGCTTCCCTCCCTGTTACCTTTCTATTGTACCAAAACAAGGAGGCAAAATCTTATGACAAACGCGCAGATCATCTTCATGGAATCCTGCCGACTGATGGAGGAAGGCATCATCGGAACCACGGGCCGCAAGCTGCTTACCGAGCTGCCGGACGGCACCACCAAGGAGCTGATGGAACCCGAACCCATCCACACCTACAGGACGTGGAAGTCGCTCGGCTATCAGGTCAAGAAGGGTGAGAAGAACATCGCCGCCTTCACGATCTGGAAGGCCCACACCAAGAAGGCCGAGGCCGACGACGAGGAAGGCAGCAAGGAAGAGACGCGCATGTTTATGAAGACGGCGCACTTCTTCAAGATCAGCCAGTGCGAGAAGATCGCATAACCAACGAGGTCGAAGGGGGTGGTGATTCCACCCCCAGAAAGGAGCCGGATATGACACACGAGCAGATGGAAAAGGTCAACGCCCAGATCATCAAGATCATCGGCGAGCGCCCGGTGACGAACCGCATGGCGACGCCGGAGGAAATGAACGCCAAGCGCAAGTGGGACAAGGCGAAGGATGACCTCTGGAAGCTGGTCAACAAGTACGGCCCGGACGTCATCACCGGCGACGCGATGGTATTCTACGGCAGTGGCCGCGCCGAAGGATATACGCCGAAGGGCAAGCGGGTCGAATGGTACAGGAACCACGGCCACACGCGCCGGAGCCTCTACTGTGGCACGCTGTTCATCGACGGCGAGACGATCTTCACCAGCGGCACGGTCGCCAAGTGTTTCGAGTATATCTTCACCCACTAAACGACAGCCCGCCCGTGGGCCTTGTACGCGGGCCTTGGAGGCATGAATATGAATCAGGTCAAAGCAACACTCACCAGCTTCAAGGATGTTCAGGATATGGTCGCCGGGCGCGAACTGCCGATTGGTGGCTACAACGAGGACGGCGAGTTCGTGATGGTCATCCAAGGCCGCACGGAGGAGGATTTGGGCCGGTCGTACCAGATCGAGACCCTGCAGAGCAACGGATGGAGCCGCATCAACACCTACTGGGAGGACGGCACCAAGGAAGAAACCTACAAGCGCAGCAGCGAGGAAACGATGTCGGCTTCCAAGAAGGGGCTGGAAGATGCCCTGAACGAGTGGGTCGGCAAGGTGATGCGGACGTACACCGAGAAGCTGCGGAAGGGTGGCGGTGTCAACACCCTCGGCATGATCAAGGACGTGGACAAGATCATCGCGGACGCCTTCGGCCACGACACGGTGCTGTAATGACTACGGCCTGCCGGGAGCCGTCAATCCCGGCAGATGGAGGTCTTATGACTTACAAGGAATCAATCGAGGCCATGAGGCGCGAGTGGCGCGACAGGAAGGTTGAGTTCGAGGGCGCGATCTACAACGTCGTCGATGTGGACTACAACGGCTCGCTGCTGATCGACAAGCCAGCCGAGTTCACGGCCACGACGGCGGTGCAGGTCGGCATGGTGAAGCTGCTCGATGGCGCAGGTGAGGCCGGTGGCGGCGCTCCCATGAATAAGTTTGCGAGGGCGATAAAGCAGCAGCTTCTCGCGTATCAGCGCCAGCTTGCTGTGGCCGATACCACAACGCGAATCTCCCTCGTGCGCGTGCAGATCAGCGCATACAAGCTCGGCTTGGAGACCTGCCTGAACCCTTCCTTCGTCGCCATGATGTTCGCGGACACCTTTGGCGACGACAAGTTCTGATCGGGCACAGCCGCCAGCGGAGGCAGGGCCTCTCCTCTCCCCTTGCCTTCGCTAAATTTTTTCTTCATTTATTGCATTTTGCTACTTGACAGAATGTAATAAACGTGGTATTATAGTCCCAGAACGAAACGAGAGCGGAGGGGCACCACGATGAAGAACATCAAAATCACCCAGATCAACGATAGCATCAAAAACGGTTGGGTCGTCAAGGCAGATACAAAGCGCTTCGGAGAAGACCAGATCATGTTCGAGGGCGGCTACGAGGAGTGCTGGAAGTACATCAAGCACATCGCCGATCTCGCCAGTTGGATCTCGGTCAGCGTGATCGTGAACGGAAAGCGGGACGATGTGAGCCTCTGGCGAATCTCCGTCATCTACGACCTCGAAGACATCTTCCCGAAGTTTTACTTCCCGAACCACATCAATCCGATTGACGTCGAGAAGCTGCACGAACTGATAGATTGCTAAGAAGAACAGACCGACGATGGGCCGGGCCAAGCGCCCGGCAGAAAGGAAGGACACCATGAAGATACCGAAGTTTGTGCAGGAGATCATGGAGCGCTCGAAGTTCGCGCTGGGCGAGGGTGACCCCGGATATACAATCGAAGTCCGAAAGGAGACCCCTTACACCTACGCCGATACCTTCCAGCGAGAGATTGAGCGGCTGGTGGCTTGGGCGAATCGCGTGGTTCCTCACATCGAGGGTGTTCCGAACGCGATCATCAACAGGGTGCCGACCAAGACCCGCCACGAGTTCCAGTATGCGACGGTCACGATCTACGACCCTATCATGCAGCAGATCGAGAAGTACATCGCCGGATAGACGCCGCCCCAGAACCAAAGGACAAAAGGAGGAAATCAAATGCTGTTTGAAGTTAAATGGATGGACGCTGATCTTTGGTCGCACAAGGGTTTTGTAAACGCCGACAACAGGTACGAGGCTCAGGACATCGCCCAGAGGGTACTCACTGAGCAGTGCATCATTACGAAGGTTGATTATGCTTCGGATGGTGAGTTCAACCCGGATATGGTCACACTCAACGAGGCGCTCTGACCGATGAACCCGCCGCAGAGGTCACGATGGCAGAAAGGAGCCACACATGAGACTGAACTACTACCGATTCCCGGACGACGCGCCGGTGGCCGTGATGGTCGCCAATGGGTGCGAGGGCGTCCGCGAGGATGGCCGGACGATGCACTACTGGCAGGCCGAGGAGATCACCGACTGGACGGGCATCACCGTCGAGGACAAGACGCTGGGCGGCATCAAGGTCAGCGCGGCAAAGGAACTCCTCAAGCAGTATGGCGGCTCCGCGTGGACGGAGCACTGCGACAGGGACGGGGGATGCTTCGAGGTCACGGAGATCACCCTCAAGGGCAACAACAGCCGGTTCAAGTACAATCACCACCTGTGAGGAGGAGAGGAAATGGCAAGGAGCAATCTGGAGTGGGAGGCCAGCCCGGCAGAGAAGTACGCCGAGGGGTACTGGGAGAAGAACGGCTTCACGGTGAAGCTGCTCAAGCGGTATCAGAGCAAGAGCATCTACGAGGTCAGTCGGGACGGGCTGACGCGCAAAGAGGAAATCCCCGACACGGTGCGGCGCTTCGGCGAGTACATGAAGCAGTTCCAGAAGGGCTGGGACATGGCGGTTGAGGTCGAGAGGCTGAGGCAACAGCTTCACGGCCAGAAGGAACAGTGACCACAGCGCCCGCCCGGCGCAAGCCGGGCGGGCAGGAAGGAGACCATCATGGCAAAGAGCAAGCGCTACGTCTACTACCAGCCGAACTCGAAGGACATCAAGGACGAGTACGGCGACTGCACCATCCGGGCCTTGAGCAAGGCGCTGGGCGTCTCGTGGCTGGAAGCCTTCGACATGACCATCCCGATCATGCGCGACAACTGGGTGACAAACATCTTCGATGTGCCGGTCGAGGTCAGGAACAAGTTCCTCTGGGCGCTCGGCTTCAAGTACACGGGGGTGAGCAGCAAGAAGGGCAGCACCCGCCCCACGGTGGACAGCTTCGCCAAAGAGCACCCGAACGGCACGTTCATCCTCAAGGTCGCGCACCACGTCGTCGCCTGCGTGGACGGCAAATACTATGACACGTGGGACAGCGGCTACAAGAGCCTGTACGGCTACTATGAGAAGGAGACCTGCCCGACATGAGCCGGGCAGGCAGGAAGGAGAACAACATGGTCGAGGTCACGTTTGAGTATGCCGACGAGATGTCGAACGGGGAGTGGCGCGAGCAATCCTGCGTCGTCTCCTCGGTGGAGGAGTGCAAGAGGATTTACGGGCTTGGCGTCGATTGCGATTATCGCATCACGTCGGTCAAGGAGGTGTGAGCGATGTTGAAGTGCGACGGCTACAAGATGTTCAAGGGTACGGCTACCGTGACGCCGGTCAACGGCAAGCCGCCCTACGACATGACCGGCACGTGGCTGTTCAGGCCGGACACCAATTACTGGTATGTGGAGGACGGCAAGACGTGGTGGGCGCAGGGCATTGACCCGTCGATGCTCAGTAACTTCCGCGAGGAGAACACCTGACAACGAGCGGCCCGGCATGGCTGTTTTTTATGGCGGTGGATGACACCGACAGAAACATCTTCGAGCCGTGCCGGGCTGCGAACAGAGGAGGCAAAGATATGTTTGACAAGAAGGCCGAGAGGATTGCCCGCGAGCGCGGCATCCTCGACATGATGGAGGCCCTTGAGGCCGACCTGATGAAGATCGAAGGCATCGTCGAGGTTCCCTTCGATCTGGACAACTACGGCGACGACGGAATGTATCAGGTGATACTCGTCCCGAAGTACGACATCGACGTCAGGCGCGGGGACTACTTCGAGGCCCGGCGCGAGCAGCGCAAGGCGATCATCTGGACGTGCACGAAGCACGACCTCTGGCCGACCGGCGACCGCATCGAGGATTATGGGGAACACTGGTATTTCGTTCGACAGTGCGGCAAGACGTGGCCGTGCGCTGCGCAGGACAGCACCGAAAGGAAGGAGGCTTGAGCATGGACATCCTCTGCAAGATGTATGATGGCGAACAGG